CTGGAAGGTATCGCTCACCAGTTTTACTAGACGGTTTACCACTCTTGGTTCTCCACTTCTGGTCAGTCCAGTCCTTTAGAGACTGCTGAGGCTTTTTAGTCACGATACCCGCCACCCTTGGCTTTGTACTGCTTGGCCAGAAGCTGCGCCTTGCGTGCGCTCCACTGACCTGCCGCCGTGCCCTGGGTAGCTTGGCCTTTGATCTTCTCAAAGAGCGACTTGCGCATACCGGGCTTGGTGTAGTTGCCTGCTTCGTTAACCTTGGACTTGGTGGTCCCGCCTTCGGCGTACATGTCAACGTCGTTCGGGTCATCCTTGCGTCGGATGACCTTCTTCTTGGGCATCTTGGAGGGGGCGATTGCCCCCATCCCCCGGCTCGGCATCATGTCAGCAGGTCTTTCCGCCGCGCTTCATGCCCAGGGGCTTCGATGCAGCCATCTTGACCATCGTGCCCTTGGTCTTGCCCTTGACGGCCATGCCATCGCGGCTAGGAGCAGCGGTCTTAACGGTGCCCATCTTGGCCTTGGTGATACCACCAGAAGCCATCTTCTTCATCTTCATGCCCTTCATTTCGGACTCCTTCTTAGGAAATTTACGGCCTTTGTCGGCCTGAACGAACTCAGCCCCAACAGACTGTGGGACACCTGCTTTTTTAGCGAAGGCCGGGTTGTTGGCCACCGCCGCCATGAACCTATGCTGCTTACCGCTACTGCTTGGCATCTTCCGGCCTCTTCCGCTTGATCATGTCCGCAACCGTCTTGCCCGTAATCATCTCGGCAATCCGCATCAGCGTCCAGATGGCGCCAATCAAACCGAACAGCGGTGTGAGCAATTGCAAGAACGACGAGATGGCCGCAATAGCAGCCATGATGTCTAGCGTGTTCTTGACGGTATCTTGATGCTGTCCCATCTCAACAGTTCCATGCCCTCAAGGATTTGTTAATCCTCGAATTCGGATCTTTTGCGGTTTTTTCGCTCGTCAACTTCTTTTTCATCCCTTTCATACGGGCGCAAAAAGAGTCGCGGCGTGGGCCGCCCTCCGGCTGTGGAGCCTTCAGTCCGGGCTTCCCTGGATTCGCGGCGTTGTAGGAGGCTCGCCCCTTGGCGTTCAAGCCGCCCTTGGGGTTCTTTCCTTCCTTGCGCTGCCATGCCGGGGTCTTAGCCATAAAAGATCGTCGTGGTGACGTTGCTGACCAAGCCAACGTAGATACCGTTCTCGGCCAGGATGCCCTCACCGGGAATGATTACGTTGAACGCTGTCGAGTTGTACGAGTCAGCCTCCAACAAGATGTCGGCGTACATGGTGACTGCGGGGCTTCCAGTGATGGTGCCCGACGCAGTATCCGTAACCGTGAACGTGTTGGCGTTGGATACCGTCACAGAGTACACGTTGGTCGTCGCCGTGCCGCCAGTGCCTGCCGAGAAGGACAGCCACACGCGGTCGCCAGTGGCAAGGCCGTGCGCCGTGATGGTCACCGTGACTGTATTGGTCGAACGACCGTACGTACCGGTCTGAGCCAGATTGTTGGCGTACACCGTGTTGCGCGTGGCAGCACTGGCATTGGCCGAAACAATCGCACCCTTGAGACGCGTACGGTAGGTGACCGCTACACCAGACGCCGCCATGTGCGCTGATTTAACGTCGTATTGCATCGCCATGATGCGCTCCTATTAGGTAGCGGTGGTGATGGCAATCCAAGCAGACGCGCCGCGCACATAGATGCGGTCGTTGGTGGTGGTGCCGTCAGTACGCAGGTAAAGCGAACCCTGAGCAGCCGTCACGGTGGGGGCACCGGAGCCAACAAAGACGCCCAAGTTTGCAGTGGAGGACATCAGAACTGCCGACATACCGCCTGCTGCAGGAGCCGTGCCGCTGTCAGCGGTCAGATTGCCCGTGGCAGAAACAGAAGTTGCAGTAACCGTGGTAGCGGTGACAGCGCCAGTGATAGCACCAACAAAGCCATTATTGGATACAACTGGCCCGCTGAAGGTCGTGGTTCCCATGTGGAACGCTCCTCAAATTGCGCTTGCTGTCTCTGAGGTTAGTCCGCCAAGTCGGTCAGCAAGCAGGTTGAAAATCTTGGGACTGTCGAGTTTATACACCCGCCAGAGAAAAAAGAAAAGGGGGCCGAAGCCCCCTTTGTAAACCGCATGGGTATTGGGCTGTGGCTTAGGCGCCAGCAGAACCCCAAATGCCCAACGGATCCGACCAACCGAACGAATAACGCTCGCGGGCCTTGTAGCGCACGTTGCCGGTGTCGAAATCGCCGTCCATCGAGGTGCCCATAGCGACACGCTCAAAGTGCTTCAGACCGTTGGGCACGTCCGTGGTCAGGAACCAGGCGTTAACGTCGGTCAAGAAGTGGTTGACGGTGAAGCCACCAGGGATCGCACCCATCTGCTTGATAGCGTTGATGTCGTTATCAGCAGTGGCCACGCGCAGTTCGGTGTCAAGCAGACGCTTGGCAACGAACATCAGGCTGGGCGGAATGACCAGCTTGACCGGCTTGGCGGCGATCAGCAGACCGCGTTCGTCCGTCCACGCAGCGATCTGGATCACAGCGTTTTCGAGCGACGTCTCGTTCAGGTCAACGGCAACAGACGGGCTGTTGTAGTTCACACCACCGGAAACCAGGGGGTGACCCACGCGAGTGGCCGAAGAGTTAACGCCGAACAGCGACACGCCGTCACCACCGGGGTAAGCGCCGTTGAAGCCGTTGTTCAAAACGGCAGCAGCCTTAACCTGCTTGGTGTAGGACATCGCACGGGCCAGAGCCTTGGTGTAGCGGGCAGACAGACTGTCATACAGGTTGTCTTCCACTGCTTCCTCGGTGATCGAGAAGCCAAGGGCGATAGTCTCGTGGTTGTAACGAGCGGTAAAGGCTTCCTGCGCATTGTCATACGCGATGGCCTGACCTTCGTTCTTCACCGGAGCGGCATTAAAGCCAGCCAGCTTGGTTTCTTCTTCAAAGGAACGCTCGGACTTCTCAGTCTCGTAGATTTCCTTGTGCTCTTCGCCGTAGCGGGCGTACTCCATACCGAACAGAGCGTTCAGGCCGGGCAGGAGTTCCTTGAGTAGTTGGGCACGAGAAATTGCCATTTCAGATCACTCCTTATCAGGCAACGCCAGTTGCATTCGTGTACGAATGCTGGCCGATGTTGAACTTCACCAACACATCGGTCTTGGCATCACCAACAGTCGAGAACGGACCGTTGACAAAGCCGACCAGACGGAAACCAGCAGTGCCAGCTTGCGTCGTGGCGCTCAGGGCCGACAGCGAGTTGCCCGAGGTGGTGGAGCCACCCGTGCCTGCCGTACCGCTCTGAGCAGCGGCGAAGAGCATGTTTTGACCCAGTTGAGTCTGCGTCACAGCGCCATCAGCCTGGGCTTGGAACACAGCACGGTCGTCGTCAACGACGTACGCAACAGCGTTCAGCGAGCCCGAGGGGTAGTACTGCGAGAAGACCGTCTGGCCTTGCGCGTTGACGTACGAGCAGCCCACAAAGACACCGATGGTGCCAGCGGGGAATGCGTCGCCGGTGCCACCAGTCTCAGTCACGAGGCGGATGTAACCGTCAGTGTGGATTTTCACCACTTGGCCGTAGAAGAGGTTGCTCGAATAGCCGGCGGGGTCAATCAGAAACTGACGCGTTTCGCCTGCGTACGGCAGACCGTCAACTCGGTTTACAGCCCGTAGGCCGTAGGGAGCAGCAGTAGATGCCATTTAAGGACTCCTAAGTTACTTTGAACCAGAACCAAACCCACCTCCGCGCGTCGTGCTGGACTTGCGGTCCGAGAACAACGGCATCCGTGGATCATTGTTTCGCATGAAGTGGTTGTCCACTGAGTCCATCTGAGCCTGTGCTTGACGCCCGTAATAGTCGTCCCGTGAGCGTGCGAGTTCAGCGGGCATCTTGCAGAGCATGAGGCCACCAATTTCCACGTTCCCGGTCTTCTCGTTACCCGGCAGCATAAGTTCAGGATGGTCAACCGCCTTCACCGGCTCCCAACCCTCGCGCATCTTTTTGGATACGTTGGTGGGGTCAGACTGTCCCAGGACGTGCGTCGCAACCCAGCGATACACATAACCCGGCTCAGGTGTCGGATCGGGCAGTGAACTCGAAGGTGTGTACACCATACGAGCAGATTTTTCGCGTGACTGCATGTCACGGGGGATACGGTTTTGAGTTTCAGCCATTTTGGTTCTCCAGTTTTGCCACTTGTGCAGCGTATTGCTGCGGGGTCAGGCCCAGCTTTTTCGCCAACGCAACTTGCGTTTGAGTCAGTCGAATTTTTCCGACACCCGTAGTACGAGTGGCGGGAGCCACGACCGTTGTGGGTTTCTTTTGAACCTCACCCGTTCTCGGCTTGTCTTCGTTCCCGAATAACTCGGGGAACTTCGACTTCATGCGACCATCGATCTGGTCGAAATACTCATCGGAGCGGGGATCAGTGCCCCCGGTGACTAGCTTTTGATGCAGCCCTAGTGCGTAGCTGGTGTATTCCTCAAACCCCGGTTGCCCGAACCACTGGTTTTTTGCCTGCCAGCGCAGGGATTTCTCGTCGGGTTGAACCTGAGTTTGCGGTTGTTGCTGAGTTTGTACCGCATATTCTGCGGGTTGTAAAGCCTGCGGACGGA